AGTAAAAAGTGAGAACACTCAAGTTCAAAAGATTTTACATAACTTATTTTATGATGTTATAAACATTGAATTTAACTTATGGAGTTGGATTCGTAACATGACTAAGTATGGGGACTTTTATCTTCAGTTAGATATTGTTGATAAATATGGAGTGGTAAATGTAAAACCTATTTCTGCTTATGACATTACAAGGTTAGAAGACCATGATCCTAATAATCCACAATTAATTCAATTTGAAGTTGAGGATAATAAAAAAGAAATTAAAGAAAACTATGAGATAGCACATTTTAGAGTATTATCAGACACAAACTTTTTACCATATGGTCGTTCTATGTTAGAGGGTGGTAGAAAAGTATTTAAGCAATTAACTTTGATGGAAGATGCTATGTTAATTCATCGTATCATGAGGGCACCAGAAAAAAGGGTGTTCAAGATTGATGTTGGAAACATACCACCAAGAGAAGTTGAACAGTTTATGCAAAAAATCATCAATAAGATGAAGAAAACTCCTGTTATTGATCAAAAAACAGGTGATTATAATTTAAAATACAATGTAGAATCAGTAACGGAAGATTTTTTCTTACCGGTACGTGGTGGAGATAGTGGAACACAGATAGATACACTACAAGGTCTTTCTAATAACGATGCTATAGATGATATCGAGTATCTAAGAAACAAGTTAATGGCTAGTTTAAGAATACCAAAGGCTTTCTTAGGGTATGAAGAAGGTCTAAGTGGTGGTAAAGCTACATTGGCTGCTGAGGATGTTCGTTTTGCTAGAACAATAGAAAGATTACAAAAGATTATTGTAAGTGAGTTAACAAAGATTGGTATTGTTCACCTTTATTCACAAGGATTTACCGATTCGGATTTAATTGACTTTAGTTTAGAATTACAAAATCCATCTATGATTCACGAACAAGAAAAACTTGAATTGATGAATCAACAAGTTGAATTAGCAGAAAAAGCTATGGAAACAAAACTATTTTCACGAGAGTGGATTTACGATAACATATTCGATTTTTCAGATGAAAAAAAGAAAGTATTATTTGATGGTATTGTAGAGGATACAAAACAAAAGTATAGATTTGAGCAGATTGAAAGTGAAGGACAAGATCCTGCTACACAAGATGTACAACCAGATGGAGATGATGATGATATGGCTAGACCAGGTGATTGGGGTGGTAGTAAGAAAGATCCATTTAAAGATAGAGACACGATGAAAGATAAATATGGTCATGAAAGTTTAAAAGATACTGACCGATCTTACGGAAAAAGAGAGTTTAAAGGTAAATCGCCACTTGCTACATCAAAAGCTAGTACTGTAATGGCTAGAGAGGGTATATTAGACCAATTAAAAATAAAATTTCCTAAAAATAAATCATCAATGTTGAATGAAGATAACATAATAAAAGAGTAATTACGTACTTTATCTAAATTCTGTTATATTTATATATGAATAATTGTATCAAAATACTTTGGAAAATATTATATGAGCAAATTTAAACATAGTAAATTAAGAAACACAGGACTACTATTTGAGTTCTTATTAAGACAAGTAACAGTAGATGTGTTGAATAAAAAGAAGGAGTCACCAGCTCTTAAAATCATTAAAAAACAATTTAATGAACATACCGAGTTGGGTAAGGAGTTGGCTTTATACAGTTTAATAATGACTAAGAAATTTAAATCAGATAAGAAAGCTGATTTTTTCTTATCGGAAGTAATTAAACAAAGAGGACTTTTAAATAACGCTCTTTTAAGAAGAGAGAAATACAATACTATTGCTGCTATAAAAGAATCTTACGATGTAAATCAACTCTTTAGTTCAAAACTTCCAGATTATAAAATATTTGCTTCTACATATAAGTTGTTTGAAGGCATCAATGAAATGAGTGCTGACGAGAAAACTGAAAGTTACTTTATTATTGTAGAGAATGTAACTACACTAGGGCATAAAAAAGAAAAGTCATATGTACCAGAAGAGTTTAAAGATAAGGATTTAAGAATACTTTCTTACAAAACACTTTTAGAGAAGTTCAATAACAAATATACTAATCTTACAGATCAACAAAAGAAAGTTCTTAAAGAATACATTAGTAATATTTCCAATACAAATAACTTTTCTGCATTTGTAGAAACTCAAATACCAAAACTTAAAACTAAATTAAATTCCAAAGTAAAGAAAGTAAAGGATAAGGTATTAAAAATAAAGTTACAAGAAGCAATTAATTGTGCTGATAAATTCTGTTTAAATGAATCAAAACAAACTGATGATAATTCAGTTGTTCAACTTTTGAGATACTATGAACTTGACAAAGAACTCAGTAAAATTTAATTCATTAGTCAAAGAACTAGCAAGTACTTTATTTAAGAAGAAGTTAAAAGAAATAACTACTACTGCTAGTGTTGATGGGTACAACACACCAAAAGCTTTTGGTAAGATGAAAAAGAAAAGAAAAAAAAATATTGAAAAACAAACAGGATACAAATTCATAGATGAAGATGTATCAAAGCAAGATTTAGACAAAATTAAAAAACAAATAAGAAAAGAAGTCTCGGATATTCTTTTCGACATTTGGGTAAAAAGAAGTTCCTGGGGAGGCAAATAATGGCTAGATATATAGCAGATCCTAATAATAATAAAAAACAAATACCTGCGCCTTTAAACATAACTGAACATACAGGTAGAGCAGAAACGCCAGTAACTACGGTAATTAGTCATAGACCAAATTATGTGATAATTAACCAAACCGGAAGTTATGCCTTTGCTTACCAATCTGGTAGTATAAGTACCTATGTAACTGGTTCAGTTATAAAAAACATTTCTTTTGGTCCTATTCGTCTTGATATTAATCCAGTCGCTTGGAGACAAACAAGTACTGCCGGAACATTAGGTGACATAACTTTTGTATACACAGGAAACGTAGGGTAAAATAATGAATAAACAATTATTAGTAGAGGTTAGGCCTTTTGAAATATCAAGAAATAAAATAGATGAATCTATAAAAGAAAACGATGGTCGTTTAATCGTAAAAGGTGTTTTGCAAAGAGCAGAATCCAAAAATCAAAATGGTAGAATATATCCAAGAGAAGTTCTTTTAAAAGAAGTAGCTAAATATCTATCAGAACAAGTAACAGAAAGAAGAGCATTAGGTGAGTTAGACCATCCTGATTCTTCTGTTGTTAATCTAAACAATGCTTCACATAATATTATTGAGATGCATTGGGATGGTGATGACTTGTTAGGAACTGTTGAGGTTCTATCAACACCTGCTGGAAACATCTTAAAAGAATTATTTAAATCAGGTATAAAACTTGGTATCTCTTCAAGAGGATTAGGTTCAGTAGAACCAATGCAAGAAGCAGACACCGTTCAAGTTCAACCTGACTTTGAACTTATTGCTTTTGACTTTGTATCAAATCCATCTACACATGGTGCTTTTATGAGACCTGTTAATGAAGGTGTAGAACAACCAAAAGCTGAAAACAAAATTGAGTCTATTATCAACTCAATCATGAGGGGATAGTAATGAAAAAACATATATTACAAGAAAATTACGAAAGATTTTTTGGAAATAATTCATTGAATGAATACTCAATATCTGATTCTGATAATCTGTGGGATTCAAATGGAGTGGAGGATAGGCAAGCCATTATGAAGGCATTGAAGAAAGATAAAAAAATTATGAAAAAGATTGGACCAAAACCATATTGGGATGATCTTGATCTTGTAGCAGATAACGATGACGGTGATACTGTTGTTTCACTTCGTAGAAATATGACTTTAAAAGATTTAAAAAAAGCTATATTAAAGTTTCGTGGTTAAGTAATGCCATCTAAAGCAGAATTGTATAAGATGTATGCAAAGGCTATGCAGATAATGCCTGGTAGCCCTAGTCAAAAAGCACTTATAAAGAAGATTGATGCTTTACGAAAGAAATTAGGTATGAACGAAGCTATGTCCGCTTCTCAAATAAAGAAGATGAGAGATGACTTTAAGAAGACCGGTGAGTTACCCTCACATTTAAAGACATTGGTAAAGGGTAAGAAAGAATTTGAGAAAAAATTTAAAGTAAAAGATATAGTAATTCCAGGTATGGAATGGATGAGTAAGTTCAATCATCTACAAAGTCTAAAAAGTATAGAGCAGAATTAAATAAGTACAACAGAAAAAAGGGTACTTATGGGAATGGTGATGGTAAAGATGCTTCTCATAAGGGAGGAAAAATTGTGGGATTTGAAAAAGAATCAAAGAATAGAGGACGAGCTGAAAAGAGCCGTTTGAAGAAAGAAAATAATATGCCTGACTTCAATCCAATAATAGATGAAGTATTAGATGAGGTATTTGGAGAATATCAAATGAATGAAAGTTCAAAAGTATTAAAATCTATTGAAAACTTAGCTAAACAAAATAAGTATGGTAATGTTACCGGTACAAAGATGAACGGTAAAACTGCTAACCTTGTTATGAAGATTTACAATCACCCAAAGATGAAGAAGTATCAGAAAGCTATGGAAAAATATACTTCTGATGAACTTGTTGATATGACTTTAAAAATGCCAAAGGTATTGGGAATTAAAGAAAATGTATTGAAGAAAAATCCTGGTGAATTCGTAGATGATAAATTTTCTAAAGCTATTGATAAATTACCTAATTCAAAACTTACAAAAGATTTAGTCATTAAACTGGCTAAGAAATATAAAGTAGATCAAGATGATGCTTTAAGATTTGTATCCTATGGTTACTTACGTGATTTCGGATTAAAAGAATCCGTAAATGAAGGTCAAAAAAGAGATTCTCATAAAGCATACATAAAGTATTATAAAGCATATGAAGCTTTTGCAAGAGGAACTATGGACTTAGGTAAAACTATTTCTAAACTTAGTGGTGAGAAAACGACAGAAAAAATTATTATAAAGAATTTTAAAAAATATGTCATTCCCTTTGCTGGTTTAATGAATAGTTGGGATACAGGACAACAAGAAAATCCAGGTTTAAGTGAAGGTTCTTGTGGATATGGTTTAGATGGAGAGCTTGGTGAAGAACCAGCAGGTCCTCATCTTATGAAAAAGAAAAAGATGAAAGAAGCTATTGAAATGTCTAAAGGTGTCCAAAAATTTAAAAATATTGTTGATAATAGTCAAGCTGCTAAAGTAGGTGGGACTATGGTGGATATGATGTCTGCTAAATTATTTATGACAATATACGATACGATAAATGACAAAAATAAAGAAGATTTAAATAAAAAAAGTGAAAAACAAATGGTTATGCTTCTACATAAGATGTGGAAAAAATTTGGAAAAAACGTTAAGTTCTAGGAGATAGATTGTGGCTGAAAATAAAGTAACAGAAAAAAAAGATTATCACATACAAGATCAAAAACATTATGTTAACACAGAATTGCTTGGAATTATAAAATTTAGACAAAATAAAAAATGGTTAATTAGTATAGCTGTTGTTGCTTTATTTGCTACAATATTAGCACTAATGATTTTTTTTATGAGTAGTGGAACAGATGTTACTGGTGGATGGAAAGAAATATTATTATTAATGTTAGGTGGATTTGTAGGTTCATTTGCTAAAGTGATTGATTTTTGGTTTAGTAATGCTGAAGATGATGCTAAACTATTAGAACATGCTGACGATTAAGGGGTAAATTATGGGGTTATTAAGTACATTAGCAAAAGGTGCCGGTTCATTACTAGGTGGAGATACACTTAAAGATGTAGGTGGGATTATTGATAATCTACACACATCAGGTGAAGAGAAGGCAGCTGCTAAAGAAAGAATTACAAGTATATTAGCACAAGCAGAACAAGCTGCTCAAGCTCAAGTATCTGCTCGTTGGGAAGCTGATATGAAACACGGAAGTTGGTTGAGTAAAAACATCCGACCATTAACTTTAGTATTTTTAACTGTAATATTTACGATTTTAAGTATCTTTGATGGGAATTTAAGTATTGCTGGAGAGGAGTTCACCATAGGTGCTGCTTACGTGCCAGTATATCAAACTCTTTTGATGACTGTATATGCTGCTTACTTTGCTGGTCGTTCAATTGAAAAAGTTAAACAGGTAAGTAAATAATGGCATACCGAGTATTAATGGAATTAGCTCCAAGACCTGACAGTACACCGGATTGGGTTTGGAATGAAACATCAACTAGTGGAGCAAAAGGTACAGGTATTAGTTCAACTGGTGGAAAAGCTTGGACAGCAAAATTAAGTTCAGATGATGATATTTATGAATATGATGCTGAAGATGATGCTATTACTAAAATGGATGAGCTATTTGATGCTGATTCCACAAACAGACGATATAAAATCGTAGAGGTATAAAAATGATTAAATTAAAGGATTTATTAGAAGGAAAGAATTACAACTCACCTGGATATGAAAATAGAGGATTTGGCGATCCACTTCCTACACTAGAAGATATAACAAAAAAATATCAAGAGGCTAATGGAATCAAAGAAGAATCCGTAAATGAAGAAGAAACTATCAACGAAGCACCTGAACAACAGATGGCTAGCCAGTTAAATAAAATTAGTGATACTATTCTTAAAATAACTAACAAATTTAAAGGTAAAGCTGATGTTGATGGTATGACTAGAAGTTGGATGTTAGGACTTCATGCTAAATTAAAAAAAGCTGGGATTAAAACGTGATTAAGTTAAAAGACTTATTAACAGAAGCAAAGACTCCAATAACTGATAAAATATTTGATATAATTACACAATATTTTGATACTACCAAAATTAAACCGATAGATACATTTATTGAGAGGTTATACCAATTTGAACAATTTGGTGATAAAAAAAATTTAGATGATGCAAAAAAAGTTTATCCAAAAGTAAAATCTATGATACAAGCAGTCATTAAGAAAAAAGTAAAGAACCAAGAAATGGGTATGAAACAACTCCAAAATAAATTTGATGAGTTGGAGCGTAAACTAAAATGATTAAATTAAAAGAATTTTTAAACGAAGGAATACCAAATTATTTCAGAGGATACTTTGATAATGTAAATAGTAGTCTTGATAGGTTAGAAAAGAATGTTAAACAACTTGTAAAGGATTTAGGAAAAGATGGATTAAAAAAAGAATCTTTAGAAGTTGCTTCTCTTTATAAAAAACACATCATAGAGTTTAAGGTAAAACTTAAAGACTTTGAGAGAAAAAATCGTGATTAAACTAAAAGAATTATTAAATGAAACTAGTATATCTATGGGACAAGTTAAGTCTAACCCATATGCTAGTCCCTTTAAATCAGATAAACAGATAGAAGAAGATAGTCATAGAGAAGGTAAGATGGCTAAACACGATGCTATGGAGTGTGCTAGCGACTCAAAAGATGTTTCTGAGATGATTACAGATGATATGAATTTACCTGAGTGGTTAGAAGCTAAAATAACAAAATCAGCTGATTACATGAATTCAGTAAAAGATTATTTAACTCATCACATGAGTGGTGAAGTAAAAGAAGATTTAGATACACCAGCAAAATATAGTAATCCTGAATCTAAACTACATATAGATGCTGATATTAAAAAAATGTCAAATTATTTAGGTAAGGCTTCACAGCAAGTAATAAAAATTATGATGGATGGTGTTAAGGGTGGTAGGTATGATGCCTTAGATATACAGAGAGGAATTGAGTATGGGCCTATGAATCGAACACATAAGGGAGAAAGACCTTTTATGAAAGAGTTGTGGTTAAAGGTAAGAAAAGGATTTAGAAGATATATGCCTAAGGGAAAGTTAAGAAAGTAATATTTATTAATATGAAAGACGAAATTAAATTTAACGGAAAGAAATACAAACGAGTTGATGAAAGTATCAACAAACGAATAACGGTAAAAGAAGTTCGTTCTTGGTTAAAAAAACTAGAAGAGTTCCGTTATAGAAAGATACCAGGTGTTGATGCTAGAAGAGTTGCTTCATTTATCAACAATGGTTTAAGTGAAACAGATTTACCAAATTCTCTACAGAAGAAATGGGAACATGCCAAATATGGTAGAGAAAAACATTTAGCAGACAAGTACATTAAAGAAAAAATTACAAACAAGTTAGCTCAGAATGAGGGAGTTGGAATGAAAAATATTAAGTTGATGGGTTTAATCGAAGACATAGGAATTATGGCTGATGAAAGACCAAAAGTAAATAAATACGAAGTAATAGAAGCAGTAAAATCATATGCTAGAGTTGGAAAACAAATCCAAGTCAATAATAACATTATGGAATCTGCTAAACAACTTGCTCAAATGGCTGAAGCTGCTCAAAATCATATTTTAAGTGAAACCGATGATTGGTTTGACGGTGTTAGTGTAAAGAGAAACATGAAAGAACTCAAGGGATTGACAGGACAGTTTAAGAAAACTGCTGTCGAGGCAAATGCCACAAATCAAAGACTTTCCGCTCTTTACGAAGACATGGGTAATATTTTAAATCGTTATTATGATATTGACGAGGCTTTAGATCCTGTTGGAAAAGAAGATGACGATGTTGATAATGATGGAGATACTGATGATAGTGATAGATATCTAAAGAAACGTAGAGATGCTGTTACTAAAGCTGTAAAGAATGGAGATAAGTAATACATTTATTTATGTCTCATTAATACTATGGCAAATCGGTTTTATTATAGGAATACTATTAAGGTTATTTTACAAAGATGATAAAAAGAAAGAAACAAAAGAGGTTTTTACGAATAGGTCAACACCAAAAGTTGTTGAGGTCGAGTTACCAAAACAGAAAAAAGTTGAACACATCGAAGTCGAAATCAAAAAGAATATAATGCTACAGAAACCAGAAAAATCATCTATTAAATCAGATGAGGTAATAAAGGGTAAAGTAGTAACACAGAAAGAAAAACTTAAACAACTTAGAAGAGGTTAGATATGGCAAAAGGTTTAGATTGTGGTACATCATTCTATATTGCTGCTACAGAAGATACAATTAAGAAACAAAGAAATGCATTCTTAACTGTCGATGGGGAGGTGAACCAAGTCAAGAGAATGCTGAAACGACAAGGAATTCCCTTTGTCGAAAAAGCTGGTAAAGTACATATAGTTGGACAACACGCTTTTAATTACGCTCAAATATTTTCTACCGCAGAACTTAAACGACCTATGAAAAGTGGATTGTTAAATCCTCATGAAAAGGATTCTTTACCAGTTTTAAATGCTATCATTGGTGAGTTATTGGGTGAGGCTACAGATAAAGAAACTTGTGTATATTGTATTCCATCAAAACCTATTGATGTTCAACGAGAAACAAGTTATCATGAAGATGTACTAAAAACAATCATTGAACAATATGGATATACTGTAAAGGTAATAGAAGAAGCAGTTGCTATTGGATACGAAGGGTTAGTTGATACACAATTAACCGGTGTAGCGATATCTATGGGTGCTGGTATGTGTAACATAGCAGTTATGTATCAAGGAATGACTGCCCTATCCTTTAGTGTCAGTCGTGGTGGAGATTGGGTTGATGAAAACGTATCTATGGATACCGGTGTTTCAAAGGCAAAGGTAACTAACATTAAAGAAACCTCAACTACACTTGACTTATCTTCGGCTACTTATCAAAATATTTATGAAGAAGAAACGGATGAGGCTAATGTTCTTATTGCTATCCGTTCTTATTATGGTGCTTTAATTAATTATCTTTTAACTAACTTAAAGGTTCAGTTTGAAGGTGTCGAAAATGTTCCTAACTTTCCAGAAGCAGTTCCTATAGTAATAGGTGGTGGTACGGCATTAGTAAAGGGATTTTTAGATGTCTTTAATGAACAATTTGACCAAGATACATTTCCAATACCAATATCAGAAATTATATTGATAGAAGATGCTCATACAGCAGTATCTCGTGGATGTTTATCTGAAGCTCAACTAATAGAAGAAGATGATGAAGAATAATAACAACAAAGGTTCTAATATGTTTAAAAAACAACACAAATCAAAAAATAAAAACTCTACATTACTTTATGTAGATGCTTCAAACATGAGTTCTGAAAGAGCAATATCAGAATTTAAAAGAAAAGTAAAAAACTCTAATATGTTAAAAGAACTTAGAGAAAGAGAATTTTACCAAAAACCATCCGCTGCTAGACGAGAAAGAAAAAAACAAAGAATGATAAAGATAAAATCTCTCAAGTTAAACGATTAGTTTTAA